AAGTGGAGTTCGCACTCCTGCCATGATAGGTGTGGGAATGTTGATTTTGTGTTTGGAGATTGCGTCATAATACTTTTTGACGTAAGAGATTCTCGTTTCTTTTGGATACTCTGCAAAAATAGTCAGAGCAATCATCATGTACATAAACTGGGGAGTCTCGTAAACCTTCCCCGTGCTTCTATCTTGCACCAGGTACTTGTCAACGACTTGACGTAGACCTGCATAAGTGAACAGATAGTCACGGTGATGATTAAGGTAATTACCACATTTGGTAAGTTCCTCTTCAGTATAGTTAGTAAAGATTGAAGCATCATAGACTCCAAGTTCTACACACTTAGTAATATGGTCAACGAAACCAGGATGATCCTGTACCTTACCATTTAGGGATTTTCTAACTGCAAAAAGCAAAAGCCTTGCAGCAACAAACTGATAGTTTGGATTTTCCAAATCAATCAAGTCAGATGCACTCTTAATCAAGATTTCTTGAATCTCAGCAGTTGTGATGCCATCATAAAATTGAATACCAGATTGCATTTCAACCTGAGAAGCAGAGACCCCTGCGAGGTCCTTACATGCTTCATCAACCATGAGATGAATCTTATTCAGGTCAAGGGACTCAACACGACCATTCCGTTTAATTACTTTTGTACCGTTACTCATACTTTCTTCCAAGTGTTAAATTTAAGTTTTGCTTCTAAACCAGAGAATATGTTCGATTCTACCACGGACTGTACGTTAAGTCCAGATAAAAACATATCATTAATATCCTTCTCTTGGATATCTTTTGGCCAAATTACTACCCTTGCACCGTTGTTGATTGTACGTTCGATTCTGGAGACAATCTCTCGATTGCGGGGTTCGTTATCATAAATCCAAACAGTATCGCCAGTAACCCACTTGCCAATATCACCGTCAGCTCCGCAAAGAGCAATCGAGTTGCGAATGAACGTGCTGTCGAAAGGTCCTTCAGTAACATAGATTCTATCTCCTTTTTTGATTCTATCGAGTCCGTAAATCTTCGGTGCATCCTCCTCCAACATTATAGTGATATATTTAATTTTTGATTTCTTCTGTAAACTTCGACCTTGAAACCCTATGATTTTTCCCTCGTTGATGAGTGGGATAATGATTCGTGGTTCGTCTTTGTCTACCTTATCGAAAGTATGTTTTTGAGTGTTTGTCCACTCCTTAAAGTTCTCACAAAAATACAAATCACGGAAATATTCTTCTGGAATTTTCCTGTCTTCTAGATATTTTCTTGCCAAGTGTTCTTTATTTAGTTGAGAGATTCTTGGAAGATTAAATGCCTTCTTGGCAAAACTCGGCTTGTCAATTTTAATCTCTGGGTTCTTTGTCTGACTTCCCCTTCCAGTCAGTCCATTCTTATATCTCTCCATAACATACTGGTCATAGAGAACAGTATCCATATCCTTAAGAAAGTTTGTAAATGTTCTAGAAACACCACAATTATGACACTTAAAGTTATGGTCGTTTTTTAATTTGTAAATATACCCTCGTGCTTTATTCTTCTGCTTCTGACTGTCTCCACAGTAGGGGCATCGAAAATTATAAAGACCTTCTTTCTTCTTGGCAAACTTAACTAACCGTGAAGATACCAGTCCAATGTACTTGGAATCAACGAAACTCATTCTACAGGAGGGTACTACTTACCTTCCTGTATGATAACCGTCTCAGGTGGGGGTGTCAAGACACCTCTGAAGATATCAGGTGCTTTCAGGACTGTCACAGCAGCAATAGCAATGCCAACTGCAATCCAACGGAACTTAGATAACTCTGATATTCTATTCTCTACTGATTCGATTCTGCTTAAAACTTGCTTATGCTCTTTTGTATTTGCTACCTTTACGTCCTCTAGCATACTAATGATTAGAGCATCATTTTTATCACTCTCATTCAACCTATTCTCATGCCTTTCTAGAATCACAGCAACCTTATTACTGTTCTCAGAAATAGTTGCTACTGCATTTTCGAGTTTGCCTAACATCTCCTTAGACAACTCTTCGTAGATACTTACTTTTGATTCTAAAACCGATAATCTACCGATTCCAAAAGGCATTTTTCTTCTCGATTACTTTTGCATCCAACGTTTTCTGGCACCAGGCATCTTACCTCTAGCAAGGATAGGAGGTTTCTTCTTCTTCCTTACAGGGGGATCATCACCTGCCTCAGCAGTACCAGCAATTTTACCTCCACCTACGTTATTGGTAGGAGCAGCCATTGCTATTTCTTCTCTTATGATTTTTAAAATGTCCTCTAATTTTTTCATTAAATTTTTTGAAGTTCGTCTAGACAAAATTTGTCTAGTTCAATACCATGAATGCTTGTTAATGGATAATCTGGCAACCTATCAAGATATACAATAAAAGTTTTTAGTGTACTCCAGAACTCTCTATCAATCTTATAGAATAGTAGAGGTGTGGCAGCATCACCAAAGACATTATACAAAACTATAAAATGATTAATCAAAAGGTGAGTTTTTAACTCACCTTTTTTCTTATATCTACGTAATAATCTTTTTATCCACTTAAACCGTTTTAAATCACAATAGAAATCATCTTGTGTAACATAGTGAGGATTTTCATAGTTTTTAATAGCAAATAAAAGATATGTATCTTCGTTCAATTCAGTAAATTTCATATACCATCAACTTATCATTCTGCGAATCTTGCGTCGTCTGCTGCGTCAGCTGTAATGCTGCTGCCTGCAACTAGCACTTCACTCTTGACTCTCAGTTTTCCGTGTGTATCAGTGTAGGTTGTAACACCAACCCATCCAGCATGTGCAACACCACCATATGCAGTGGTTTTTGCAACACCAATTTCTGTGGTATCAATACCGTAAATCTCATTACCAGTATAGTTGCTATCTTCAGGGAGATAGACTGGTTGCTCAGAAATATTATATGCAGTGCCTGCGTTAACAGTTCCCAACACACCAGCAGTAGATACTAGAGTAAGTTGAGTTGTTGAATCAACAGACTTAATAACACCACTACCATTTCCAGTACCAAGAGTGATTACCAAACCAGGTACAACACCATTTCCACTATTCCAAGTAGTACCATTACCAGTAACTACACCAGCAGCATCAACTGAAGTTACTGTTCCAGTTGAGTACACCGTATCTTTGTTTCCCCAAAGTGCCATGTTCTCTATTCCGTATGAGTCATTTACCTTTTTTTATTTATAATATTGTTTAGATACTAAAAGGGGGAGATCACTTCTCCCCCCTAAAGGTAGTTAGTATCAAGCTTCGTCTCTTGTCTTGATTGCTTCGGTGACAACTTCGAGAAGTTTGTCATCCATATCGGTCTTGGTTAACTTAACCGCTTTAGCAAGGATAACAAGACAGATCTCAACCAATTTCTCACCGAGTTCTTCATTCTCTGGAATTTGGTTAACTGCATCTCTGATTACCTTGGACGCTAGTGGGAGTAAAAATGCAAGCATGGGTTCATCCTCAAAAATAATTTCTCAACTATTTATCACCACTTGACCCGATTAGCCCAATAAGCTGCACTCATTTTACCTTTGGCAATATTCTTCGCATGTCTAGATTTAAATCTATTGCGACGAGAAGCATATTCCTTAGACTCACCTTTCTTTTTAGGTGAACCTTTTACACCCCTCTGACCAAAACGAATAATCTTTTCTTGTCCATTAGCACATGCCTTAACAACATGAGACTTTCCAGTGAGAGAGTTACCTACTGCTTGTGCTTTTGGTTTATTGCATTTCATTTTAGACTTATCTATGCCCTCAGAAATGTCATCACTACTGTCCATATAATCTGCAACTGTATCAATATAATCAGTTGCTTTGGTAATCTTAGACTGAACCCAAGCAGGAAGTTCTTGATGGTCGTTCCCTAACTTTTTACGAAGAGATTTAATTGCTCTCTCCATAGTATTAAGTTGGTTCCTTGCCATCTTGCCCTCATAATCCTTGGATTCCTCCATCGGATTAATAGTAACTTTATTCTTACCCTTCATGATGTCGATGACATCCTTTCTCTTTTTCTTTTTATCCTCTTTATTATCTACTTCTTGAAGAAACTCAACTTTTTCAATAAGGAGTTGCTCTTTATATGAAAACTCCTCAAGACCAAGAACCTTTCTCTTTGCCTTCTTAAAGTCAGTCTGACCACCTCTTTCCTTGGTTAGTTTTGCTCTCAAGGCAGGATTTGCTCTTGCTGACTGTCCGAGTTTACCATAGGACTTTCCACCTGCAACTTTTGCTGGACCATCACTTTTTGATGCTGGGGGAAGCATCTTTCTCTTATCAACAGCCATAGGTAATGCAGGTCTTTTTGGTGTTGGTTGGCCAACTCTAGAAGTTCCAATCGTACCTTTAGCAGTTCTAGTTGGACCACTCTCACCTGCACCAGGTAACATTCTTCTCTTCATGCTACCTGGAAGCATTGGTCTACTTCCTGCAGCAGGTTGTCCAACAGTTGGTTTCTTAGTTGGGTCAGGACTAGAGGCAGGAGGTAGTTGTCTACCAATTTTATTCTTCCTTCTTTCTGGTGGAAGAAGTCCCTTAACTTGGGTTCCACCAATTTGCTTCATTTCTGGTTTTGGTGGAGTGGGTGCTTGAAGTTTGCGTGGTCTTCCACCCTTACCCATTTCCTTTTTGTCTGGTCTCGATGCAGCATCCCTCTTGCCTTTAACAGTCTTAAGGGCACCACGGGCTCCTAAGAAAGCTGCCTTTGCTAGTTTGCCAACATCACCAGCAGCATTACTAAATGCTTTTTGAGATGCTGTAGCACCACCTTCGTCTGATGAAATTCTTTGTCCCTGTCCTAATGAAGAGAGTGCTCTCCTAGCACCCCTCTTATCTTCCTCTCCCTTATCTTTGCTTTTTTCTTTATTTCTCTGGTCTTCGTACTTCTTCTTTCTCAGTTCAAACTGCTGCTTTTGCAGTTGGAACCAAGGAGAATCTTCACCTTTACCTGCCTTCTCCTTCTTACCTTCCTTTGCAAGGTCATTAATAATCTTATTAGCAGCAGCTCTCTTCGCAGCAGCAGTTCTTTTTGCTTGTGCTCTTTCTCTTTTCTGTCTCTGGAATTTGGCGTAGTTGCTTTCAGCCATCTCAAATAGGTCTACTTTTTCCTTTTATTATTTATAGATTTCTTTTTCGGGTAAGTATTTGGTACGACACCATCAGTAAATCTATGCTTTGTCTCACCTGGAGTGAGTTGCTGAAGATACTCTCTATATTCATCCGTCCCAACCTCATGGACTTCCATAACATCTCTCAACCAACTCTTGAACATAATTCCATCTTCAGTTACACAAATCAGATAGTTAGCACCACGTCTCTTGATAATACCTCTGAGACCATTACTAAGACTTTCTACAATGGTTCCAACTTCAAACAGTCCATTATTCTTATAATTCCATCTCAATCCATCACGGTCAAGTTCTGGTGCAATCTTCCATGCTTCAGTAACTTCCGTTGCTTCCATGGATTTCTTCATGGTTGAGAATAGTTTTCTCTTTACAGCATCAGAGATTCCCATCGGAACCCCACCCTTAAAGTTCTCAAAGTCATCCATAGCAACTGCTGCTCTCATAAGTGCTGCTGAACCAGGAGACTCAACATCACTGTCTGGGTCTTTGACCCCTGCAGAAATTACTTCAATATTATTAAACTCATATCCTTGCCCTTCACCCTTATGAACAAGACTCTGGAATTCACCTAGTCTTTCTTGTCCTACGACTAATGTGATTGCAGTGTACCCATCATTATATGTTGACTGGAGGATATCAAAGATAGTTCTAGACTCTTCACTATCAACAACATAGTCAGCATACTTGGGGAACAACTGCTTCATATAATCAATTTTAGCAGTTGGATTGAGTGGGTTTGACTGTGGATCTGTTGCTCTACTTGGATAAATTCTAAACTCATATCCAAGTCTATTGGCCTGAGAGAATCCTGCTCTCAAAAGACCCTCATGATTCTTTGATGGGGGATTGAACTTACCAAGAACAACAACCAATCCATTCTCTGGTTCTTGCTCTGTCTGTTGTACTGCTGGTTTTGCTCTCTGTGGTTTCTGTCTTTTTACTTCCTCACCAGGTTTTCCGTCTACAGACTTAGTATCACCAGCACCAAAATACTTTAACTTTCCACCTACAGTTTTTGCTACAAAGTTACCCTTGGCATCGTACCAGTCTCCATGACCGTTGCCCTGGAGACCACGGTTCTTTGCTTCAGTAGATGCAAGGGTTTCTACTGCTTCTTGAAAAAAGTGAGCAAAACTCTTCATTAATATGATTACCTCTTATGTTTTATTTATTATTGTATTTTGCGGCAGCAATACCATTTAGAACTTCACTCAATGGCACTTCTAAAATCTCAGAATCAGATGTTTTACTTGCTCTTGATGTCTTCTGACCATTATCTAAGAAAACATTATTTCTCAATTTAGTAGGCAACTGCCTCTGCTGCCTAACTTGAACTCTTCTACCACTTTCACCCTTTATACCAGCTCCAAAAATTTGTAAAAACTTACGAGAATCTTTTATCGGGTTTCCACTTCTATCTGTGATATTAAGAAACTGGTCTGCTCTTCTCTTCCTAATCACAAGATATATCATACCAGAATCCTGTACCATTTCATCAACAGTTTTAAGAGTACAATCACTAAAAGTAATTGTTCTTTTTTTTACATCCTCATCTGGATTATTTGCAGTTCCACCAGTTATATAATGAGTGACAACCTCTCCAGTGTAAATTTGCTTACATTCAAATAATGCTCTTCTCATTCCTGCAGGAATGGGTATGTATAAGTTAGGAAGCATCAATCCCTTAGCTTTTTTCCATTGTCTTTCTATTGCCTGCTGTTGCACAGGAGTTAATGGTTGATTGGCAGGACTATTTCTAATTATTTTTAAAAGATAATCAATAGCATATTTAACAGCATCGTCAGTTTTCTTTTGATAAAATGCCGCAACACTACCAAGAACCTGATGCATCCATAAATTCATAACTTTATTTTCTTCTGTAAAACTTTTTAGTCCCTGTCCACAGAAGTTTCCTGGATTGTATTGCTTACATGAAATACTATATTGCCTTTGACTACTATCAATAGCAACAATATCCGCAGCAGACCTATCACCTTGAGGGTTTTCAAGGAAGTTAGTTATATCTTCAATCTGACCTCCAGCAGCTGGTCCAACTGAACCAAAACCCTGGTTAGAAAATACTATGTTGATTGGTTTTCCACCACACTTCTCTTGGAACTTCTTAACTTTTGCTAGAAGATTTACTTCTTGGGCTGACCTAGTTCCTGCCATGGAAATAAAAAAAATCCCTCTCTATTATTTAGAGAGGGATTTAATCATCTTCTTAGTCTAATATTAAATGAGATACTAATTCTATCCTTTTCCGTCTCATTAGTTTCAACACCATGGGGTAAGAAACCAGGGAATAAGACCAAAGTACCTTCAGGGAAGTACCAAGATGCTCTTGCCATTGGAGAATATAGTGGATTAGCATTATATTCTGGACCTGGAGCATTGAAAAAAATATTTCCACAATGCTTACTTTTAGAAGTAGGACGTTTATAATAGTAAACTCCCGCAATATCTGCATATCCATGATTATGGACATGTGCATAATCTCCAGGTTCAAACTTTGCAGCCCAAGAATCTACGATATCATAATTCTTTGCGAATTTTTTTAAAACTTTCCCATGCAACTTTGTATATTGCCCTACATGATATTCAATTTCTTGCTTAAATATCTTGAGATTTTTTTCTTCAATAAAGTTTTCTTTAAATGTTGGGTCTGACAAAAAATGAGTTTTACCCCATGAATCTTTCCTGCGCCAATCTACATCCTTCAGTGCTTCCTTCAGTTCTGCATCTACAGATTGATATCTCTCAATCTTACAGTAGTATATTTTACTGTAAAATAAATTTACTTGATTTTCTTTGAACCAACTTTGATTTTTATCTTGCTCTAGATTATTGATTATCATTTTCAATTGACCTCTCAATTTGTTCATCAAGAATACGAATTGCTTCTCTAATCTCTACAGTTCTTTGAGAAGGAAACTCGTAACTGTCTTGTGATGTAGACCGAAACAATGCTTCACGTACTGCTGCTGCTTGACGTAGTTCTAATTCTACATTAATCATCTTCAACCTCCTTTTGCTGATTTTCAAACTCCATCTCAATCTGCTTATCTAACTGTTGAGATATTCCTCTAATCTTTAGAATACCTTCATCAGTAAAGAAACCAGGATGGTCTTTTGTGTGCATGAAAAGAGTATGACGTAAAAGAACTGCATCATGCATACTCATCTCAAGATTAATCACAGGTCTCCCTCTTCACGATTCTCGGAATAGTATACATCAAATGCACCACCAGGATAACGTTTCTCAAGTTTCTTAACGTTACGGTCAATCACTTTGTCAAAGTCAACTTCAAGTGCCATACATGCCTGAGCAACATACCACATCAAATCACCAAGTTCGATAATCATGTGCTCTTTGTTTTCGGGACTGAACGGTTTGCCCTGGAAAATCATCTTCTTGATAATCTCAAGGAACTCACCACCCTCGGCATTGATACCAACACCAGCAGTCAGAAGACGTTCGATGTTTGCACCCTTCTCATCCAGTTCAACCATACGGTCTGCAAGACCAACAAAGTCTTTAGATGGGTCACTAGTGACTGCATCAACAAACTTTTCGTAACGCTTGAAATCAATTCGGGACATAATGCTGTGTTCTTTTTGTTTACTATACTGAATTATTAATTAAGTGTCAATCCTCTAGAATTTAAATCCAGAGAATTTACTTGTTTTGTCTTCTTCTGGATCATACTCTTCGTCCTGACCAGAATCAAGAATATCTTTCTGAGCACTTTGCTCTACATCATACAGACGCATCTTTGCTCTATCAATACCAACAACAAACCTTCTGTTCATTGCAAGGTCATTATACCTGTTCTTAAGTTGCTTCACCATAATCTGTCCAAGCGATTCAAGTTCCTCAGTGCCAATAAGGGCAAACATAAGATCAGCAGTAGCAGGGAGACCAAAGGACTCACTAGTGTCAGTAAGGTCAACATCACTGCTACTATAACCAGAACGAGTGGTCTGCGTGGCAGAAACGATAGGGACGTTTGCTTCAACAGCCAGTCCTCTAAGTTCTTCTGCAATGCTCTTAATATAGCTATATGAATTGATAGAACCACCCTGCTTATATCTGCTGGAAGCACATATATTAAGGTAATCAATGAAAATAATATCAGGTCTAAATGACTTCTTAAGTGCAAGTTCGTTAAGAAGTGCCCTAAAGTGTCCAGCATGTGCAGAAGCAGTAGGATATTCCTTAATAATCAAAGTCCCTTGACTTTTCTTACTAACACTATTTACTTTGCTCTCAAACATAATTTTAGGTAATGTTTGAATATCCTGAATATTCACATTGAGAAGGTTAGCATCTACCCTTTCTGCAATCCTTTCTTCGGCCATCTCCATAGTGATATACAGAACATTTTTGCCCTGTAAGAGAGTAGAAGCGGCACAATGACACATGAACAAAGACTTACCCACACCAGTACCCGCAAGAGCAACATTGAGAGTCTTGTTAGGAAGACCACCCTTTGTAATTTTGTTGAAGTATTCCAGATCGAAAGGAATTTTATCCTCACGTTCGTGGTAGAAGTCGTATCGTGCTTCGATGTCTTTGAAGTAGTCATGTCCGATGTTGTTATCGAATGACACTGCTAGGGCATCAGACAAGATGCTAGGGATAGCATCACGATTCTTTTTCTCATCATCCCCATCAGCAATCTTGATGGACTCCATGAGTGCAAGATATATAGCACGATCACGACACCACTTTTCTGTGGTGTCTTCCAACCACTGACTATCTGCTTCTACTTCATTGATATTAGTGACATACTCACAAATAGTTCGATAAGTCTCTTCACTGATGTCAGTACGATTCTCTGCCTCAATAAGCAGAACTTCTTTAGTAGCAAGTTTCTCATACTGAGTAATGAAATTAGTAATCTCCTCAAAGACTACCTTCTCATGGAGATTTTCAAAGTATTCACTTTTGATAAAAGGTAGAACCTTTCTGCAGTAGTCATTATTAAAAATCAGATTCCTAAGAATAGTAGTCTCGACGTTTTCCATTACCCTCCGTAAGAGAATTCTTTTTCTGCTGCTTTATCCAACTCAATCATTACTTCTTGAGTGAAATATTTTTCTGGGTTTTCCATAATGGTTTTCCCATACTGAGTTGTGCCATCTGGGCACTGATACCTTGTACCTTTCTTAGGAAAGATATCATACTTCTCTGCTAGGTCAAGAAGACCATAGTACTTATCCAATCCACGTTCATCATAGTATAGACGAACTTCGACTTGCTGATTTTCTTTACTCAAACGAGACTTTTGAGTCTTTGCTTTGATAATGTTACCAACGATGTCTGTACCATCTTTCTCTTTCTTTTTAGAAAGATAGATGATAGTAGATGCTGCATACTTGAGTCCACTACCTCCACCCATTTCTTTTGTAGGAACATAAGCACCCACAACATCATAGGTATGGTTGGTGACAATCATGGGAATCTTTGCCTGTCCCATCTTTAAGGTTAGCATACGGAATGCTCCTTTGACCAGTTGTGATTTGGTCATATCCCTGACCTGCTTCTCATTAAGAGCATCTGTGATTTCCTTCTCAGTAGAAAGCATTCCAAGAGAATCAAGAACAAACATGCAGGGTTTACGGTCTGCCTCAGGTGCCTTCAAATACATGTCAACTGCCTTGAGTGCTTTACTACGAAACTCTTCAATAGTTACGACGTTGACGACAACAACTCGTTCCAAATCAACACCCCTTGATTCAAGGAGAGACTTATTAACTGCGGCTTCAGTATCAAAGTAAAGGCAATACCCGTCAGGATTATTATCAAGGAAGTTCTTAACCACTGCGAGGGAGAAAAAAGTTTTTCCAGTACTAGACTCCCCAGCAATGGCAGTAATCTTATTCCCAGATACACCACCAAATAAAGACCCTGAAACAAGTCCGTTAAAAATGTACGAACCTGTGTCCACATAAGTTTCTGTTTCATCAATCGCAGATGCTAGTTGGGTGTATTCACCACCAATTTCTTTTACAATGTCTTTTAAAAAATCCATAATTACTCCTCATCGATAGCAATATTTCCAGATATAGATATTCTTTGATCATCCGTATTATAAAATGGATACACTTGATGCGTTAGAGATGAAGGAAAAATAAACATAGTTCCTTCAACTTCTGGATCCATCTTAACATCCATTCGTTCAATATCACCAAGAATATTAGTGTATAAAAACTCAAAATCAGAAGCACATGGATTGTTTGAGTTAGCAGAAATTGGAAGACTATACTGCTCTTTGTGTCTTGTCGGAATTTTCATCCAAATAACAAATGATAATATTCCAATATGATAATGAACTGGATTAAAGTCGTGCTTATTTTGAAAGTTTACCCAAAAAGATTCTAGTTTCAGTTTGTTATCTTTAACATGTTGTATTGCTCTGTGTCCATTATCTTGTATGTACTTATGAGCAGCATACTCTAAATGATTTTTAAAAAAATAATTACCCTTATCAACTAAAATCAAACTCTCATTGATATTACCAGCAAGAGTTTGTTTAAAAGAACGTGGATTTTCAGTTGCTTGCTTCACCCTATCCCAAAGATATCCTACAGCAGTAGGACCAAGTTCACACTTGTATAAATTCACATTGCTGGGAATTATTGTATACCATGTATCTTCCTCAAACGTCATAGCACAAAACCAAATTGTTCACGGGCAACTTTTTTATAGGCACCACCAGGATTATTTTCACGAATTTCCTTGATAGTCTTCAATTTCTGATACAAAGATGTATCTCCACCAAGACGCAAAGCACTTACAATAGTGTTCAATTCTTTATCGTTGATAGGGAGTTCCATTAGGAAAAAAATGATTCTAGGGTAACGGTTCGTTCGACTTTCCAACCAATTGCATCCAAAACGACCTTCATGGGATCAAGGAATGCCTTTGAGAATTGTAGGTCATAGTCGATATATTTGTCTAGTCCGAGTTCCACAGGGAAATCAGAGATGAAAGATATAACATTCTCACGAATAGGATTTGGAAGTTTCAAATAGCAGAACTTAATTTTCTCACCATTCTGAATAGAAGCATACTTCTTATCCAATCCCCTTTCTTTAATCATGTGATTATAAAGCAATGCACCTCTTACATGGATTGGTGTTCCCTTTCCGTAGATTGTTGCATGTGCTTTATGCTTCATGACATCAGATGCTGTCCTAGGAAAAGAAATTTCCTCAGGTCCATATTGATTAAATTGCTTTCTCGACTCTTCAATAAAATCAATCAACTCATCTTCTGTCTTAGTCATAGCAATTTTGAGTCCATCCTTAATCATCTTACGGCATGGAGCAGGAGTTGAAGACTTTACTGCTTCAATGCCCATGATTTTTAGTTTAGGTTCTTCGTATCGAACACCTTCACTATCCCATACATTAAGGATGTATCGTTTCTTTGCTGTCCAAATTCCACGGTTGGCAATGTTTTCCCGTTTCATCTGCATCTTTTGGTCGTATGCGTTCACATAGTCCGCCAGTTCTTGGTAAGAACTTTCAATATAAGGCTCAAGTTCCATTTTACAGATCTTGTCAAGGAAATTGACAACCTTTTCATTAGTTTTTTCTCTTCCCTTGTATACAATTTCGACCAAAGGACCCATGTTAAGGTAGATACTATCAGTATCAGAAGCAATAACATAATCGACATCACTTGTTTTCAACAATCTATTTAGATACTTATTCATTTTATTTTCAATCCAACGGATTGATACCTGACCAGAATAAGTAATTGCTTCTGCGTTTGCTAGTTTGTAATACCTGAAGTATTGATTACCAATAGCAC